GGCACATAAAAGGGCATCATCCTCCCATAGTAAAAACTATTCCCGTTGACCATAAATTTCAAATGCAACTTGGAATGCAATAAAGCATAATTGGTCATCCTATTACCCACACGGGGATTGTTGATGAACAAAGACCAAGGATCAAAATATGGTATCAATGTCTGCACCGCTCCAGGGATCCACTCATATTTATAAATGGGTATGGGGCGTGCAAAGAAATCAGCCAATGAAACATCATTATGGACTGTGTTGAAACGTGTTGAGTCTGTTCCTTCAGACAGGCTAGAAGCCCACCCTGAAGGTCCATCTCTAAACGTGACAGTTTGTGACTCCATTCTTGAAGTCGTTGTGGACACCTTATGGGTGGTGTCCATACCCTTATTATTATTGTTTTCAGTAATGTAGTGATACATACCATATGGGTGACATTACTCCACATGGCAGACATATCTTATTCGATGACAAACAGCACTAAATAGTGCATCCCCCGAGCAGGGTATCTAATATGTACACAAGCCTCTACGACACGACTAAGATATATAAGAAAGTTGAGTAGCATGGTATCCAATATGTACACGCTGGTTTGGTTTTAAGTCCAATAGCATCGGACGTCAAGTATTTTACGCGTTGTTTTCGCGTCATGTGGGTGAGCCACACATCCCCCCAAGGCTGGGTCCGCCTTCAATCAGTATATGCATACACGTCAGTTCTACTAACTCGACATGTACCATATCTCCAACTCCTCAAATGTAGGAAGGTCACATTTTGCAAGGTGGTGCAGTACTCCGTACTTTACACCAATCTCATGCAATATAGCTCGTTGATCATTAAAGATCTCTTCACCATAAAAGAAGTATTCCCTGTTAGCATTTGACAATAATTCAGCGCACTGTTGATCTGTCGTTAGTACCTCAGACTTTTTCATAACTGTTAAAGTCTTAAATATCGACAATTCTTCAATGGGGCAGAGATAACGTCCGTATTTCTCTGACCAAACCCAGGTCCTTTTTAAGAAAGAGCATTTGCTCTTCGGTATATAGGGAACTGAATCAGCTTCTTTATCTGCCATGGTATACTCCATACCAAATTCTGCCATAGCCCTCTGTAAGGACGTATGATTGAACCATGGAGCGTCATCATGCACAGACATGACATTATCATCACCATATGTCATCAATGC